CATCGGGCCTGGATCGTTGTCGATCGCGCAGCCCATCATATTCAGCTCTATTTCGCTCTTTCCGACCTGGGCGCTTGCCATAATGACAATCTGCCAGATATCCGGGCGGGTGAAGCTGTCCATGATCTCACGCTGGTACGGTGCCCGGTCTGTGCGCCATACGCCCGGCTCCGCGCTGCTGTCCGATACCAGCACGCGGTTCTGGTCGGCCCATTCTGATACAGTCTGTGCCTTGGGCGGCCGGAACATGGAATATGTGTAGCGGGCAAGTTCCTCCAAAGCATCCATTCGCTACACCTCCCCCTCGTTGTCCTCCTCCCCGTCTTCTCCTTTCTCTGCCGCTGCGTAGTCAGGCAAAGGTGTGTCTGCAATGCTGCTTAGTGTCCTTCTGATTTCCTCCCGTAAGATGTTTGCTATAGCCTTTTCATCTTCGATCATCGGAAGCATCGGGGCCACTTTGTCTGGCAGGTGCAGCATGTTCTGCAGTACTGTGTTCGCGATATCCCCCCACAGCTTCCGCACATCCTGTACGCTCACCAGTTCCCCGCGCAGCCTGTCGACTTCGATCTGTGTCTTCTCTGCCTTGATTGCCTCGTGCTTCGCTTTTATGGCAATCAGGTCAGGTGCTTCGCTGTACTCTATTGATTCTGAATTGTATTGCACCCATTTCTGCACAAAAATAGCGAGGTCGTACTTGTCGCCCTCGCCTTTTACAAACAGTTTTTTGCCAACCGGCAAATCCCTGTCGATATCATATAGCCTCCTGTAGGTATAGCCTGCTATCGTCGCAAGCTCCTTCTTTGTCAATGAAATACCCATTATTTTTTTGCAAGTAGCCGTTCAAACTCGTGCCGGATCCTTCCTTCCATATATTCCCGGATATCCCTCTGTACATCTTCCTCGCTTCGGTTCATCGGCATCTGTGGGATCGCAATGCCTTCAACCCTTCTGATTGGGAATCGTTCTTTTGTCATTCTGGTGTAAGTCGCTTTCCCGAGCTTTGATCTGAGGTTTCGAAACGGCGGATATCCGCCGTAGCTCCTCATTGACACCGGCAGTATGCTCTGCGCATCTTTGATGATCCGGCTCTTTACGCGGTATCTCCTTTTCCTGTTCGCAGCATTCCACCCGTGTGAGCCGCCTGATGCTCCGAACCTGGCGCCGATCGAACGCCTCGTCCCGACGACCGGGATACTGCACCCGACGCCAAGTCCGCTCATCGTGACCTTCGCGTTCTGCACTGCTTCCCCGACTTCTTTCGGCTTCACATGGTACTCTTTTGGCAGCTCCGTTTTTAAACCCTTCCTTACATGGCCGCCGGTTCGTTGGAAGATACCGTACATTACACGGTTAAAGCGATCTTCTGTCATGATCCCGCGCAGCCTGTCAATTTCTTCATTCAGGTCTGATGCATCAATTTCGAGATAGATTCCCGGATTCGCCATTTTAACCGCCTCCGTTCCGTTTCATAATTTACAAACAGAAGCGCCCCGTTTACCACGGGACGCTTCTGTGCGCAGAAAGTTCATAGTCTCCTTTCGGAGAATCAGTCACCGCGCTGTGACACGCGGTGGCCGCTGGGAGAGAATTTAAATCAATGACCTTTTTAGGGCTGCTCTTGTTCTGTATTTCCTTTCGGAAATCCATGATACCATATTAGCACGGTTTGTAGTGAACTTCCAGTGAACTTTTAGGAACTTTTGTGAACTTTTGGGAACTTTCGTGAATTTTAGGGAACTTTAGGGAACTCTTTTTGTCTTTCCATATGTGCCAGGGCTTTCCCATGAAGCTTTTTAACCCACCGTTCTGTATATTTCATTTTTTCAGCAATTTCCCACCAGTCCATTCCCTTAATGTAGCGGTAAAATATAACATCCCTCTCCTTGCTGTTTTTTATGCTTTCTATGGTATTTCTGATTTCTATATATGTCCGAACACGCCTGCGCTTTGCTGCACGCAAATCCCTCTCTATGTCGTCCAGTGTCGCAGCGTAGTTTGACAAGTCGCTTTGTCCCCCTCCGTGCGGCATACCGTCACCGCTTGCCGATATTCCCATTTTCATTATTCTGATTTCCTGTAGTTCTTCCTCTGCCCTCCGTATTGCCCTTACGGATTCCAGGTATCGGTTCAGATACTCTTTTTTTCTCTCGTTTTCCTTTTTCGCCTGCTCCCGGTCCTTCATTTCCATACCGTTTTATCCGCTCCTTCCAATACGGTTTATGCTTTTCTTTCACTCTGCAAACTTGTGTCACATTGTGACACAATCGCTTTTACGGCCTGCTCCCAGAATTTCAGAATATCCTTTTCTGTACAGCACCCTCTTTTAGCACACACATAGTGCAATATGCTTTCGCTCCCCGTGCTTTTGCAAGTGTGAGCTGCGGCAGCTCCCAACACTCGCTTCCGCATTTCGGGCATCTGATCAGCTTCCATCCTGCCCTTCCATTCGGAACATTCACGCGCATCGGCATCATTGCGATGCCTCCTCTGTCGTTTATACTTCTCGGATAGATTTTTACGTTCATTTCCCTGCCCCCTTCCGTTCATCCAGATAGATTGCTTCCATATCTGCCATATTTTCATCCATATTGTCTGTCCTTTCTGGAATCATATAAATAGTGCATTCCCTTCCTGATGATATACAAAATTTTTTTCAAGCATTTTCTTCCACTGTTCTTTCGTCGCCTTCCAATTTGCAAACGTGGTCGCGTTTGTTTCGCACCATTCACACAATTCGTCAAGTGTCTCAAAAACCGGACTTACGGGGCTTCCCTCTGATGTAGTTTCCCATAACTGAAAGCCCTCTCCTTTTGGTGGCTCGCATAATTCCCTTAATTTGTCTTTCGCTTCTTTGAAGTAATCATCGAATTTTGGGCAGCCGTATTCTTCAAGCTCTATATTCTTTATTCTCGCAAATTCTCTGCACTGGTCACAGTATTTCTCTTTTTCCCATTTCTCCTTTCTTTCCTCCATGCAAGTGCAGATATCGTTCATGAAAAACCCGTACCATATTTTATCTAATGAATGGTCGAAATTTAACGGAACTCTTCTTAATTCCCTTCCCATATTTTTATCCCTCTCTTTCTGCTTTTTATTTGATCCTTCTTTTTTCCAGATCCACATAGTTGAAGCTTTCTCGGATTCCCGATTCATTGTAGCAGCTTAAATGAAACGGGAATACCTCTGCGATCGTATACCTAAGTTTTCTGGCGCTCCCATCTTCATCATCCCCTAATCTCCTTAAGTCTTCCTGCTCGCGCAGGTAGATCACCTGTCCCGGCTTGTATTTTTTCCGTAAGCATGCAATGCTCCTTACTGTAAATCTGACCGGCTGTATCTGTGTTTCGTAATGGCTCATGTCCTGCTCCTCCTGTCTTTCTTATTCCCCCATTGCATCGTATATAGCTTTGAATATTGGGTAAAACTGCTGCGGAACTACGGCATTTCCGAGAGCTTTCAGTCTCCCAACGCGGTTTTTTATACTTTGAGCTATTCTCGGAATGTCTGGCTCTTCGTCCCAGTAATGATTGATGATGAAATCTAGATCTTCGTCCAACCTATTGGAAAACCCATCAGCCACTCCACCCAGTAGGGGTTCAGTTGCCCGCCATTCCCCTGTGCCATATTTCTGCGCTCCTCTTCGGTAATCTTCCCGTCCGACTCCAGTTTCTTCAACTGCTGATAATTCCCGGTTCCTCCGCACAATCCCGCTCCCGTTGTCGGTGTCGGAAACATGGCTATTTGATCGTTCAGATTCCTGCTCCGGCGCTCCGTATCCTCCCATCGGCTGGCTTGTCCTGCTCGGTAATCCCTTGCCTGTGGTGTGGCAAACATTTCCCGCATTATATCCCCCACAAGGAAATCCCTTTTGATCTGACTCTCTGGCATCGTGCTGTTTTTTGCATCCTGTGCTGTTGGTGTGTTGTACATCCATAAGCCACTCCTTACTTGTACTGTCTGCGCCAGATTGAGTGACTTCCTTTTTTCCTGACTTGGGGACATCTGCTGATCCGCTCTCTCGGCTGTCGGTGTGGTCCACATTGTATCCCACGATTGCCACCCGGTATCTGCGGTGTCTGGCTCCGACAGCGCAAGCCGGAATAAGAAATGTCCGCGTCCGATATCCACAGGCTTCCAGTTCAGAAAGAATATCGGGGAGTGCCATTTTAATGATTCCAGCAACATTTTCTCCAACAACCCAAGTGGGCCCAAGTTCTTTGATAACCCTAACCATTTCCGGCCAGAGGTATCGGTCATCTTCCTTGCCTCGCTGCTTCCCGGCGACACTAAAGGGCTGGCAAGGAAACCCTCCTGAAATAACGTCAACTGTCCGTAAACCTGTCCGCTCATAAAAGTTCTCTCCCGTCAATGTCCTGATGTCTTTCCAACGTGCCACGTCCGGCCAGTGCTTTTCCAATACCTTTGTCGGGTATTCCGCCCATTCACATTGGCCTACGGTTCGGAATCCGGCCCATTCTGCGGCGAGGTCAAGTCCGCCGATTCCAGAAAACAGACTTAAATGCGTCGGTTTTCTATCTTGTATCATTTCCAACGTTTTCTCCTCCTCAATTCAGCTTTTAATGCTGATGTAGAGAACTCCGCCAGGCCGTATGGATCATCTTCTTTCGCTTGTCTTTCTTTTGCCAGCTCTTCCAGTTCTCTTTCATTGTCTTTTACCCAAATTGCCAACTGCTCCATTGCGCTCTGATACTCCCGTTGCATTTCCGTAAGTTCCCCTTCTTTCCTAAAATGAACGATCCCGCAGTTTTGATCCTCCCTGTTTTCAAAATAATTTTCGTTATCTTCCAACAGTCTGTAATCGTCAAGATTTATGTCAATTCCTACATGGCGCGCAATTCCTCCGCACAGGCATCCTATGCAGAACGGAACCGGCTTGTGATTTTTCAGGTTGATTTTATCCTGTTTCTTGTCTTCAAGCCCTTTTTCAAGCCAGATCCGATAAATGCTTCCGCAATTTTCACACTCATAATGCATAGCTCTGTGTACGAGCACTTTCCTCTCCAATGACTCTGTTTCGATTTCTTTTCTTTTATACCTTATCGCCTGCTCCATCTTCTGATTTCTCTTCTTCCTCTTTTAATTTTTTATTTCCAACATCGGCTGAATACTCTTATTTTTCATTCCTTCCATCATTTGCACCATTCTAAAGATGTCTTCCTGTGACATCGATGTTGTGCACGCATCCCCCTTGCTCGTTGTTTCTCCAAAAATCTGATGCTTCTGAACGAATGCTTTCAGAAAGAAATTGACCTCTTCTTTCCATAAATCACGGTAAAAGTCATATTCAATCCGAATCTGCAATTCCTGCGCTTTTGTACAGTAAATAATAAATTCAGTCTTACTTCCTCTGCCATGAGCGTGGCAGTATGTACGAGACTCAAAATCTGGCACGATCTTATAAAATAGCTGCCAAAGGATTTGCTTTTCAAAATCATCGTGATATCTGAAAACGTAGCCTTTTTCTTTTTCTTCAGAAAGATCTGTTTCTTCGACTCCGTATTTCTTCATCAGTTGTTCAAGCTTCATTTGTGCTCCGACTTTCTCTCCGCCGACTCCTCGCTCTGCCAACGTCTGCAATTTCTTCAACAGTTCTCTTTTCTTCTCGTCAATCATATTCCCTCCGTAGTGATCAATGTCGATTTTTCGTCTTTGCTCCTCATCTTTCACAGTTGCCACATGCACGGCCCACGCCGTTACGCTTAAAACGCCAGATGCGAAGCCTAAAATAAAAATAAACAGATGCATCATTATCCCTCCTTGCCTGCAGTCCCAACCCTCGGCTTATACGTGCGTTCGCTGTTCAGATGTTCTTCTTCTTTCCGCTGCCGTCCTAAAAGCTGTCGTATGCGGTTTAAGATTTCTCTGTTTTTTGGATCGTCAAAGAATTTTACTATCTCCTCATTCCGCTTTACGGTATCCTTATTTACCCTGCGCAGCCTCCTGCTTCTTCTTATCTTTGTTCCTACTCGGTTCTTCTCCGCTTCATTTTTCGAAAATTCCATCTCGTGTAACAAATCCTGAAGTCTGCGATCTTCCTCGCCGACTACATCGTATGCATATTTGTATTCCGCTTTGCAGTTGTCGACGAAATTCAGAAATGTTTCAAGCTCTTTCGCAGGGCTTTTCTCCTGTCTTTTTTTCATGATCCTTCTCTCCCTCCTTGCATATCGCAGGAAGTGACAACGGTTCGAGTCCTCCGAGCGCCCTTACTCTGTTCACTTCCTGCATCCATTCTCGGTGAAACCCCGGCGGCAGCTTTATATTTTTCTGCTCCGCTTCTTTTCGTTGCATTCCAAGTGCCTTTCGGTATCTGCTTACAGTCGTCTCCGCGGCCCCGGTGCGCTGACTGATCTCAGCTATCGTCAAGCCTTGTCGCAGTAACGTCGGAATGCTGCTTCCGTATCTGTTTTTTGCTCCTCTTGCCATCCGTTACGCCCCTCTTTCCCTTGCCGCCGATTGGAACATCATTAAAAGCATTTCCA